AATTGCCTGCAAATATCTCGGTAAGTCCGCTCATTACAGTGGTGATAGATGGCAGGAAATTGCCCATTAAGCCCCTCTTAACACCAGCAAAAGCCGTTTGCATGTCCTGCAGTTCATCTTGAAAATTTGCGGCAGATTTGACCGCTTCATCGGACATTACTCCACCGAGTTCATGCACACGATCAATCATCGCCTGTGTGTCTTCAGCTGATGTATTGAGCAATGCACCAAGTTCTGTCGCACCTCTTCCAAGGAGCTGACTTGCAAGATAGGTACGCTCAGTGCTCTCGCCCATCTCCTGCAAACCGGATATGACTCGTGCAAACAGATCCTCTTGTGAAAGCGTTGCAACTTCCTCTTCAGATATTCCTAACTGCTGAAAAGCCTCATCACCAGTCTGCGCTGCATTGGCAAGTGTCTTCATCGCAGGCTGCAATGATTCAATGGATGCACCACTATGTTGCATGACCGCATCCCACTCTTGATATGCCTCTGCGGATATACCAAGTTTCTGTGACATCTTATCAATATTGTCACCATACTGCGCCACATCACTCGCACCATTGACAAGTGAAGTGCCGGCAGCGACAGCTGCAGTTCCCACAGCAGCAATAGCCGCTGCACCTACTCTCGTTGCATTGGCAAGCCCAGTACCAAAAGAAGATCCTGCCGACTGCGCATCCTTCAAACCTTGATCATATTCACTTGTGTCCAAGCTCAACTTGGCAAACAGATCAAAAACATCCATAACTCATTCCTCAAAATGCAATCCAGCTCGCTTAACGATATCTGCAGCAATCTGATCTCCGGTCCGAGTATCCTTCGCATGTTTTTCCGGATTGACAAAATAAAAATAATCGTTCTTAAGCCATTTGTTCTGCGGAATTAATTGCAGGCTTTTACCTAAATAAAAACGGTATGCCTCTTCACGTTGGTATTCGTCCAATCGTGCTTCGACATACCGCATAAAAGGCTTTAGTTCTCTGCGACCTCTGTATTCTCCGTAACTGAGGTAGAAGATTCGCTTTCCGTCTTCACCTGCTCCGCATATCCGAAAAAAGATCTTACCTCTTCATTCTCACCTATCTCGGCTATTATTGCAATCAATCGAGATACAATGTTCAATCCGTTGATAGGTGCAGGATCAATCCTCTGCATGATATCAATGGCTTCTTTTCTATGCGCCTTCAATATCATTTTAGCGATAAGCAACTTCGGCTTTCCGGATCTAACAATGTTTTTGATCTCACCATCCATAGCAATTGCGGATAATGGATCTAACAAATCCAGCCAGAGATCAATTGCCTCTTCGCCAACATAGTCTGACAATCTTTTCATTGGGTGTCCTCCTGTGTTCAAATATATATCAATCGGAGCGGACGTTGGGAGGACAAATCCCAAGTATCCGCCCCGATGATACGCATGATCAAGGCTCTTCGTTATCAGATTCTGAGCCGCCCTGTCTGATATAGATCTCATAAGGCACAGTATCCTGCGCATCCATGGAATAATGACCGGTAAACTCGAAAGCGAACTGTCCCTTGCCCTTATCCGTAGACTGGATCTGGAATCCACCGGTATTGAGTGCATTCATGAGATGAATAGCAACGAATCCAGCATTCTCTCCGGTATTCACATCAGAATAATCTCCGATCCACCATATATCGCTGAAATCGGTCTGCTCAAGATCATTACGAGGAATGATATGAGTTTCGTCAAGGGAATCCACATCAGCTGCTGCAGCAAGGAGTTTCGCTGTTGCCGCATTGATCGTTATAAAAGTACCGCCTATGGTAACATTGTGAGAGTCAATCTTCTTGAGCTCCTTCATGTTCTTAGGGCAATTATCAATATCCTCACCGAAATCGATATACTCCACATCATCAGCAAAGCTGACACCACCGGTCGTTGCTCCAAGGAGTCTGCCGATAACTCCGGTCGCAGGAGTAAAATTATCAGCGAGAATTCCTGCATTCAGCTGAATATCCTTAAATGCTGTAGCAGGGATCTGTGTATATTTCATTTTGATTCCTCCTAATCTAAAAATTCAACAGAAACGTTCAATACGATCCTTCTTATCGTTTCATCATCGGGTTCAGACATCCTCTGTGCCCATGGATTAGATCTTTGAATCCACATCGCACCGCCATCATAAGCAATCGTCCGTCCACCTCTCGTGATAAATTCCGAAATCTGTTCTTCCTTTTCGGTTATATCACCCCAGCTGCTTCCACGATACCACAGGGACGCTGACAGTGCAAGTTGCTGATCGAATGAATCGGTCGCTGCCTCATAAGTGATATACGGAAGTACAGCGTTGTCCGGAACTGAGTTCTCATCATAGGCTTTCAGCCCAAAACCGCTCCAGAAAGCCTGCAAAGTTTGCATCTTATTCATGTGGTCAAGCTCCATTCCTCCGCAGAATACTGTCGCATATCCAGTCCGGCATCATTGGGTGTTTTTTTATCATCCGAATTAGAAGTGAGTCTGAAGATCTTACTATCACTCTCTCGTCTGAGGACCGTGTGAAAATCCAGTGTAACAGACTTCTTAACAGTGAAAGTATATGATGATGTGACTCCGATCGCCTGCGCAATCTTCATCTGTGCGCTACTATCAAAAACCATTACACCTTTGATGGTAGGTCCGTCCAGCCAAGTCTCTGTCGTTCCGCCATAGCCATCATCAACGATTATTTTATTTATGATCGTGAAATTCTCGTATGCATTCTCGAGTAGGCTCATAAAGCACTGATCCTCCTATAATGATTTAACCGAGATGCATATACCGACTGCCATGTAGGAACTACAGAAGATCCGGATGAGTTTCCACCGCTGGCTTTTGAATAGGAGTAGCCTCCAAAAGACTCACTCTGAAAAGGTGACATTGCCGCACTGTCCGCCTTGCCGTTTTTCTCCTGCCAATCCTCGATCTCACCTACGAGCTTGATAAAATCCGCAGGAACTGCCATAAGCCACAATCCACCATGGAATGTCTCATCCTGCAGCTCAAGAGAATCAGAATACTGGTACACACCATCGTTGAATACACTTCCCACAATACGAAAATACTGATTGTTCTTGATATTAGCAAGAAAATCAGCATCCGTAATTCTTCCGCCAGAAATCGTAAAATCCCCGATAAGTCTCGGAAGATTCCTGTTGAAAAAGTTATTCACTTCAAGGCATACTTCATTCAGCATTCTTCTTTCGCCCTTTCCTCTTAGGCTTTTCTGCTGCAGGCTTTTCCTCAGCTACGATCGCCACAGAATCATCGATCTCCGCAGGATCAATATCGACCTGCTCCTCGACAATCTCTGCAATAACCGCTCTGCCTCGTTTGTTGTTGCCGGACAGCAGCTCCTTGATCCTCTCATTGTTGGGCTTATGTCCCATGTGGGGATATACATCCCCAACATGGTATTTAAAGCCATGATCCTGCAAATCTGTGAAATGCTCGATCACTGTATACATAGATTATACTCCGTCAGTGGTGATAGTTCCCTTGACAACACCTGCAGCATACTCAACAAGGAACTGAATACCATCCATAACGAGCGATTCGATCTGTGCTCTCTCGGTGTTCTTGATACCGGATGCAATTCCGATATATCCGAGCTCGTCTGCAGTAAGACCGAAAGCCTCAGCTACATCACCATTCATGGTGAGGTAGTACATGATGATATTCTCCTTTGCAGTCGCTACGAAAGTACCCTGTGTGATCCTGCTGGACATGATCACAGTACCCAGTCCAAGAAAATCCTCAACATAGTTCATTCCGAAAGCGGTCTGAACAGTGATGTTTGCCTTGCCAAGGTAATCAGCGATGTCAAGAGGATTTACGAAATATACAGCCTGTGCTGTATCATCCTCAAAAAGCACCTGCAGCCTGCCCCATGCTGCAGCAAGTGCTGCCTGCAGTCCAACTCCGGTCACGGAAGTTGCTCCAGTAATAGTTCCATTGAGGAAACTGAAAAGATCGGTTCTTACGCTGTTCTGTACGAGTGAAAGAAGTTTTGCATCGGTATCACGAACCGCAGTCTGATAACCGGACTTCTTGATTGCCTCTGCAGAAACACCCTTTCTCCACTTCTTAAGAGTGATCTCTCCAACAGGAGTCTTTGCCTGCTCGATCTCGGTAAGAGGAATAACTTCTCCCTCGGATACTGCTCCATTATTTGCAAGTTCACCGCTCATGGTGTAGACATACATTGTAGTGCCTTCCATCATGGGAATCTTTCTGGTAACTCCCAGAACCTCAATGAGCTTTGCAAGAGAACTGTGAGTGAACTGCTGTACGAAATCCACTTCACGAATCTTCTTCATATCTTCAGCTGTAGTAAGATTGTCCATTGCTGGCATAATTTTTTCCTCCTTAGTTTAAAAATAGATCCTTGTTTTCCAGCATTGCCTGCTGTCTTTCAGCCGTGTCTCTGATCTTCATGATCTCATCTTTTGACATCTTACCGCCACCGGTGTTCGCAGGTGGATTAGAAGTGCTTGCGCCTCTGACTCCCTCGGTCACAATAAAATCAGCCCACTCGGTCTTCAGACTCTTAACGATGTCCTTGGAATCCTTGACGTTTCCGTCCTTGTCCAGCTCGACCTTGTCCAGATCCGAAACCTTGATGATGGAATCGAATCTCTTCTCAGAAACCCCAGCCTCGGTGAGCAATGCTCTGTAAGCCTTCTCCTTCTGAGCTCGTGTTGCTTTCGCATCCACATCGGCTTTGTAAGTATTGAACTCGTCCTGCAGGTTCTTCAGCTTCTCGGAAGTCTTCTCAGCATCCTCGAGTTTCGCCTGTGCCTTGACCAGATCCTTCTCCACAGATCCTAAACGCTCAGCCTCTGCCTTGTACTTCGCAGCATCGGACTTGAAAGTGTCTCTCTCTGCAGCAATCTCATCAATCGTGCTCTGGTGGGCATCTATGATCTGAGAGATCTTATCATCATCCAGATCCATTGCCTTCAACATCTTGCGTGTAAGTGCCATAATAATCTCCTTTGCTTCGGTGTCAATGCTCTGACATTAGATTTTTTGTTGGGCTATGCTCAGCCCTTTGATAAAAATATATTCTTTCCACAGAATTTTGTCAACAAAATCGGCATTTTGAAAACCTCTGTGTAGGGATGCTACATTTTTGCCGTTTTTAAACTTCTATATATAAAAATATTTTTTTCTATATCAACTTTATTTTCTTTAAAAATGCTACATTAAAAAAAAGAAAAATATAATAATATATATATAAAGAATATAGGAAAATCAAGGCTTTCAAGGGTGTTTGTAGAACATATATTCGATAAAATCATCCTACACGATCCTACACTAAAAATAACATATGTTTTGTTAAAAAGCATGAAAAAAGAACACTCGTTCGTGTTCTTCTTTCAACTTATCCACAAAAAATTAACCTTTCAGCGCAGCCTTCATGATCTCCTTGAAGTGATTTGCATGATCCGAAACTGCCTTCTTCAAAAAATGTCTGGGCTTCATGCCTCGGGTAGTATGCCACTCGCCTTTGTTATCCACATAGCTCCATGGAGTCTTCCTGCCCTGCCCATTGTCCGCATAGATACCAGTGCCGTACTCCAGATATATGCCGTAATGAACATTCGTACCCACATAGACAGCATTCTCGTCCTCCACAACCTTGTGTGTGATGCTGTTGCGCAGCCTGCCGGTGTCGACCGGAGTCTCGTCCTTGGCATATCCCTCCGCCTCCTGCCCGACCGCTTCAAGCCCCAGCAGGACCTGCTCCTTCATTGCCTGCAGGACCTCCGCAGAATTATCGATTAGATCTACGCTTGCTACTTTTGCCATCCTTTTCACCCTCTTTCGCAAGTTTTTCAGTTTTCAGCTTCTTCGCCCTTTCGATAATAAACTTATTGTCTGCCTTGTTTCGCTCTTTTATCGTCATTTTACTCCTCCACAACTATTTCACACCATCTTGAATGAATAACCCTACCGGACCATGGAAGCTCTTTGTCCTTTTCATAAAATTTATAGCTTACAATGTTGAAACCATTTTGAGCGACATTTGAAGAAATTAGCACTTCGCCTTCCGGACGTTGACCTGTTAAATGCTGTATTGGCACACCAGACTGATTACTTCTGATCCTTATCAAAACATTTAGCCCTTCATCTGCATGTCCAGTAGCACCGCCTGTTGCAAATTGCTTTGCCTTAGCCATGTTAGATGAAAAGCTCGTGATGCCACCTTCTGTCCATGTGCCCGATTCACAAATCAACTGAATCTGATCATGTGCGCTTATTCCATCAGCATCCAAAATATGTAAGCCACGATAAATCTCACCATCGTAAACCGGCATATTAGGATTTTCAATCAAATTATTCAATGTTTCAATTTCACTTGCATACGCAGGATCACTGTTATGGATCTTTGAATATACATCACCTTCCATGGTATAAGCCCTTATCGCATCAAGTGTGGCATCAGCTTCTTCTTCGGAATAGCCCAAAGTATCTTGCAGCCATTCACCCCTCGTATCATGGGATTGGCTTTTATATACACCTTTAATTTGAGTTTCAACTCTCGGTCTTTCAACAGGCTCGGCAGGTGCTTCCGCAGGAGTGCTTTCTGGAACAAAATCATCCAGAACATTGTCCCCTTTCTTTGCATACAGCCCGATATGGACCACACCATTCTCGTCCATGGTATTGCTGACCACTCTAAACTGTGCCCCCTGTGGCATGATCACTTCAACACCATCCCTATCATAGCCATAAATACCATCCGGCTTTTGGATCTCAAATATTACCGAAACCGGATTCTCCAAATAAGAGTTTTCCACATTGGAATAAATCTCTGCAACATTCCGATCAGTAGCCGTAGCAGTAAGCGTATCAAAAGTGTACATCTCATTCGGAGTGAACATTGCTCGAACTTCATCTTCGTTCATGGTCATTCCACGATACAAGGTCTTGTATGAAGTCTTGGTAGAAGATGCCTCGTCTTGGATCAGCTGCGCCTCTTTTGCCAGCTCAAGCTGCCTCTGCTTCGGAATCTCTATTCCGTTGATATCTTCCTCCGGCATCACACCAGTTCTAATATATTCAGCCATAGCATTGGCATTCTCATATTCAAACCAGTCCTCGTTTGCATCTTCAAGAGTAACATTAACAGAACTGATATCGAACTTCTCAACCTCAGCAACCTTCTCAAGCCCTCTCTGAGCAATCTCATCCTCGATCTTGCCAGCATGGGATGTGGTATCCCTCTCGACTCCAACAAGGGAAATAGTGCCATCTGCCCTGCGGAATCCCACAATATGATCACGCATGGAGCACCGGCAATTATAAACCTCTGCAGGATCTCCGGACGGATCTGCAGGATACATGAGTCCATTCGAAAAGGGCTTGTCAATGTCCACCTCTTCGCCATCCAGCAAAAGGTGACTCTCTCTCGTGCGGTCATCAGCTGTGGCAATCCACACCTTCTTCTGCACGACACCTTTCTCGGCAAGATCCTCATAGCTGTCCAGCCTGCCAACGTTCTCCGCACCGGTGACCATTGTACGAGCATTCCGGACCGCTGCTGCAGCATTGTTGCCAATCACCTGCATAAGACTGTTTGCAATTGTGGAAATATCATCACCAGCCAGAATCCCCTGCAGGAGCTTGCTCGACATCTGCTTGGTGTTCCACCGCTCATCCTTGGGAATGTCCACCTTCTTCCTCGGGAGTTTGATATCTCCCTCCCTCTGCAGCCGCTCAACAGTGTGTGCATCCAGCAGAGTAAAAGAGATCACATCTTCATCAGAAAAATATTCCAGATTAGCCATCTACCTCAATCCCCACTCTCCTGCATTCAACAGCAACTTGATTATAATTCTCAACATAGATATCCACCATCGCACCATTAGCAACATTCAATGCCTCTTGGTTCACCTGTGCCATGACCTCAGTAAACTTCTTGATAAGTTTGTTATACTCCTTGGACTCAAGCGTCAAGGACCGCACCTCGTCCGTGTAAGCCTTCTTCAGATCCTTCTTGGTGTCCGGATCAGTCTCGTCCATATAAGCCTTGTATGACGATTCTGTGCGCTTCTGGACCATCTTCATGTACTCGGCATACTCTTTCCGGATACGTTTTAAGGCAGGACTATTCGCATAGATCCTGCCTATCTCATCCTCCATCACCTGCAGTTTTTTATCTGTTGCCTGCCTCGCTCTGTCCATCTATATCCTCTTCTTCGTCTTCCAGATCCGCAAACCGGTTCAGCTCCTCTGCGTCCCTCTTCTCAAGTATGGTATCAACTTGATCTATGTTAAGGAATGGCAGCAGGTTAAGAATTGTCTCATCATCGAGATACTGTGCTGCAGACAGAACCATCTGCGTCTCCTCGGACATATTGACCATCTTGGTACGCTTGAATGTGGGTGCATCCTCGACACCGATCAGTGCCAGAATGCCCTTGATAAATTTCACAATGCAATACTCATATCCGTCACACTTCAGATTCAGATTCTCATAAGCTGCATTGATCGCTGTAGCTGTAACGTTTCCTGCTGATAACTTATCAGTATCAAGAGCCATCGCATCACGATAAAGTGAATCCCTCAGATCCTGCAGCCCAGCCTGTCTTGCTGCAAAAGGAATATCAAGTGTGTGTGCCGTTGCTGTGCTTCCATTCTCATCAACGACAGCAGCCTTGACAACCTTCATGCGCTCGATAAATTTGGCAAGATCTATATCATCCATGCCACCGGAATTGGTAATCGTCCAATAGATCTGCGATGCATCGTCAAGGTCATTAGCAAAACCGGACTGGATCAGATCATATCCGTCAATCTTCTCACGCAGCCCCACCAGCTCCGACTGGTGTGCCTTGTTTCCCCACAAAGGTATAATAGGGAAACTCGGATAGTTCTCGCCATTGAATATCTCAACTCCATCAGCAACGCTCTGCCGGACAATCTCCTTGTATGTGGTCTTGGGCTTAAGGATCTCGCCTTCCTTGCCGCTTTGCCAGATATACTCCGTGTATCCGTCCTCTTCATAAAGAGTAGCCCTAAGCGGCTTGTTTGGAGCAATCTGCCACCATCTTATGCCGGCATGCAGTGCTCCGTCCTCCTCGCCAAACAGAGGTACAAACTCAATCGCACTAAACACGTCAATGTGATCCAGATTATAGAATCCATACGATACACCTCCCCACAGAGCTGCTTCACCAGCATCCATGACCGATGTATCAAAATCATCACCGCCAACCTTATCCTTGGTCGATTCCTCGTTGAATGTGACACCATTTGACAGCAGGTAAGAGTTTTCCTGCGTTACAAATATAGGGAAAAACGCATTACAGAACTTATAATTCGCACTAAAGTTGTCCGGAACTGCCTCACCGGACATTGTGTACAAGAGCTTCTGATACTGGATGATCGTAGTGTTCCGCTTACGGAAATATTCATATCCGGTCTTGGCTTCTCTGTACATCTCACTGTTTTGATAATCAGTTATAGCAGCTCGGACAAAGTCTATCTTGGTGTTCTCGTTATCTTTTAGATCTTCCCAAGTCTTCATGTTTCCTCCTACATATAAAGTGATTTATAAGTCTGTTCCTTCTTAGGATACAGCAACCTCGCAAGGCTGGATGCATCATCCGGAGCATCATCATGTTCGGCATCTTCGAAATAATTACAGATCTGGTCAATATACTCCTTGTCAGTACCATCAACAAAAATCAGATCATTCCAGATAGCCTTCAAGTGTGTCACAATTTTAATATACTTGTTTTCGGTTTCTGGGTAAAGAATAACCTTTGCGCCTTTTTTTCGCAAGTCTCTCGCAACAAAACCCTTGTCGGCATTACTCTCGTTGTATAGCTTGCCGCAGCAAAACCGCTCATAATCCGCAATCACATCTCCATAGCAATCCTCGACATGCTTGCGCTTCATCCTGCCATACAGATAATACTTGCCATCATGCTTAGCCATAACTCCCCAAGCTGTGTAATCCTCACCATAGAATGCTGAGTCAAGATGCATAATCCCCTGCATGACAGTATCAACCGGAGCACCGGTCTGCGGATCAGTAAAGATAACATCCTCGGATGCAATGATCCTCAGCTCATAGTTACATGCAAACAGGGATGGAATCATGCTGTCCTTGATCTGCTGCAGCTTCTCCTCGGAAATAAGCCCAGTGTGATAGCAGTCGCAGATATCAATATCATCAATAAGAGAAAAGACATCCTCACCATGCCACTTCGTACCGGTGTTGATGATCCTGCCGCCTCGGTTCTTGATATTCTGCAACTCTTGATACTGCAGCTTCGTGCGCTCACGCTCAGCCTTGGATATTCGGTCAGAGATATTACAGATATCATCCGTGATCACAATGTCGGCATGCTTACCGGTGATAGACGATTTAATACCTATGCCCAGCAGCTGTGAAGATCCACTCGCAGATTTATAAAGGTTCGTTGTAAGCTCGGACTCGGATGCCTTGATCAGAGTAACCGGTCGTTTGTACAGAATAATGGACAGCCTGCGAAACGTATCCGACTCCAGTGCCTTGCGCACCATACGAATCATCTCCGCCACATCGCTGTCCGCCTTGCGCAGGAATATGATGTTCTTCCATGGGAAAACCAGCATCATAAGAGCAATACACACGGACAGAACCGATGTCTTGTAAGATCCTCTGTGCGCCAGCAGGGTATAATCGCCCTCATCCGTGAGAATGTGTTTCATCCAGTCATTGTGTGGATGTTCTCTGACATCAGAAAAACCCACATCTTGTGCAATAAGATATGGGTAATTCTTGATCAGATTTATGGTAGCCTCAATCGCTTGATTCTTCACGTCTGCTCATCAGCTCCTTGATATACTCAACCGACTGTTCGTATTCCATATCGATATTCACCTGCTCGACCTTATCAACAGGCTTCTGACCGGCAGTATCACGCAGGACCTCGAAAGCCTTAGCATCGCCCTTCAAAGCCTTCTGCATCTGAGCCGCAACAATAGCCTCAGCACCGGATTTGACCTTGCCATCCTTGCTCTTGATATCCATTTCGAGCATCATCTGACAAGCTAAACGCAAGTCACGTTTCTTCCTCCGAGCCTCTGCAGATGCAAGACCGCCTTTCTTCGCTTCCTCTCGGCTTAACTTATATTCACATGGATGCAGGTTCTGTTCATTAGCCATATTTCACCTCTCTGCATGCATAAACCTATCATAATCAGCCAGCTCACGCTCCATAACCTTAAGAGCCTTGGAATAATCCCTCTTAAGATGCTCGGAGTCAGTGCACTTAATTGCCTGTCTGATCCGGTCCATCTCATCCACAAACTCCTGCCTGCGCTTATCAGCCATTTGCCACCTCCAGATCCTTGTACGCAACCTTCTCACCATTGCGGATGAGGAATACATCATCAGAATGACCGACAAAATTGATATATCTCTGGACAATGACATCCACAAACTTCTCATCCAGCTCGTTGAGATAGCACTTGCGCCCGAGCTGCTGTGCAGCAATCATAGTAGATCCAGATCCACCAAACAGATCTAAAATGACATTACCCTTGTTGCTGGAGTTTTCCACAAACTTCGCAAGGAGTCTGATTGGCTTCATGGTCGGATGCAGATCATTAACCAGCTGCTTGCGCTCACGGATGATATCCGGATCTTGCTCAGCCATAAGTTCTTTGATTGTCTCACGGAGCTCATCCTCGGTCATAAAATCGATGGACTCGATAACAGATCTCTGTTTCCTGCCACCATTCCAGATCTTGATAGACTTACCCTTGCATGCCATAAGGCAAGGTTCGTACATAGACTGATACTTCGAGCCACCCAGCACCAGCTGATTCTTAACCCAGATAAGTTCCTGCTTGAAATTCAGCCCAGCACCAGCCATCTGTTCGATAAAGACACCCTCACCGAGCTCCTTGTAAAAGACATAGATGGATGCACCATCCCTCATAGCAGAATAGAATGAAACGTAAGCATCATGCAGGAACTTGCGAAACTGCTCACTGCTCATGGAATCGTTCTTGATCCTCTTGCTGGCACGATCCTTGGAATTGCCTGCACCCTCATAGCCCATGTTATAAGGTGGATCGGTAATGACACAATCAGCCAGTGCACCATCCATAAGTCGCTGAACATCATCAAGATTGCAGGAATCACCACAGAGCAATCTGTGATCACCGAGCAGCCATAGATCACCGAGCTGAGAAAAGGGTACTTCCGGTGGAGCAGGTGGTTCATCCTCGATAATATCCTTGTTGTCCTCTTCGTCCTCGGGCAGTCCCCAGTCGATATCAAACCCAGAGAAGTCAAGCTCCGGAATCTGATCCGCCAAAAGATCAAAATCCCAATCGGACTCGTTGAGTTTGTTGTCCAATAAACGTAACTTTTGCGCCTCTTCCTCGGATAGATCCTCGAGCCGGACCACCGGAACTTCCTTGAGCTTCAGCCTCTTGGCTGCAATCAGCCTGCAGTGCCCGATGATAAGCACATTGTCCTTGTCAACGACAAGCGGCTGAACAATGCCATACTCCTTGATAGACTGCATGACGTTCTTGATCTGAGTCTCGTCATGCTTCTTCGCATTACCCTCATAAGGCTTAAGATCCGCCAGCTTCATCTGTTCAATATTCATGCCTCGCTCCAATCTGTCCCCCACCTGTCAATCAGCAGCTTGAAATCCTCAATGTCATGAGGTCTTATGCTGTAGGACTCTGTGCTATCGTCTTTGAACTCAATTCCGACATGGAGCAATTCATGAAAGATGATCCTGCGGATCGCCTCCAGAGATTTGCCCTCAATATTCGGTTCAAAAAGAGTTATGGTGAAATCCGCAGGAATACCCCACTTGTACTTGTCTTGGATGCGCTCACACTGCCCGAGGACCGGCTTGCCCTTGTCAGTCTTAGCATAATCGGATGACAGATAAATGATAGTAGCCTGCGAATTCCGGATATCAATCAAAATATCCTCACACTCTATCAACTCTGCGCCTATTTTAGCATATTCCTCACTGATTTGTCGATTGTCGCTCATTAATAGCCTCCTCCTCTTCTTCCCACTCGTCCAGCTCGTCCGGATCTGGTGGATCTGGAATCACACCGAACTTACCACTTTTTGCTGAAAGCCCTATCAAGGGCTTCGCATTCAACAAAACCATACATAGCCTCCTTCCTAAACATGGCTCTTAAGCAGCACCAGAAATATGATCAATATGCAGATAATCACCGTAATTATATCTGCCAGCCTTTTCACTCATGTGTCCTCACTTTCTGTTTGTCCATATTGCTCCACTAATTGTTCATATTCGGACTTCGGAATCATGAGCCATCTTAATTCCTGCGGTTCGACATTGTTCTCTTTAAAGAACATATATCTGTCATAAAATCCACCCCTCAAATAACTGAAATTTATGGCATAAGTATGAGTACAATCTGTCCACCAAGATTCAATTACAATTCCATCATCGTGCGGAGATTTTACTATCGGGCAATTATCGTCTGATTTCTCACACTCAACACCACCCGTCGCATAGTTCCAATATAGTTTCATTCACTCACCGCCTTTCTTAACTAAAATCCTCGATCCTATACTGCCTCGGCACAAGTCCCTTCGCATAATCGGTCAGTGCGATCTTCTTGTAAAAGACACCCTTTCCGTCTCTGCCTTTCTCGGGCAGATTCTTGATGATCTCCATGCCGAACTTCTTTGCGGTCATTTCCCACTCATTATTGGCTTTCGCCCATGCACGATAGATGGCAAACAGATCTGCGCCCATGATCTTATTCTCCGAGGAATAATCGATCATCACACACTGCTCAACAAAACCGGCAATCAGATCCATCTCCTGCTTGTAATCCTTGGTAGCTTCGAGAACACACTCCGGTTCATCCAGTCCCTGCGCCTGCCACTTCATGCAGCCCTCAACAGCCCACGCAAGGATCTGCGAAAACTCCTGCCGGAGCTTATATTTGAGATTCTTGTCAACCTTGTTCTTGGGGATGTTGACCTCAAAAGGAATCAGCTTGATCCTGCGCCAGATACCCACATCAGTGCCACGGACCACCGGCT